ACGGGATAAAAAAACTACAGTTGCACTTTATACCTACGATGCAATTTTATTTGACTACAATAAAGAAGACGGAGAACAACTACTTACAGAGCTAAAAGACATTATGAGCATGGATGGAAAATACCCAGTTCATTATAAATTAAGTGATAACTTAGTTTTGTAAATAAAATTAATATTTATAAATGGAAGCATTAAAAAGTTTAAGCACGTTTCACTACGATTTTGACGAATTCAGTTACAACACCGACATGAGTAACAAGCTCTTCTGTACATTTACTGCCCGAGAAGATCTTGACGAACTGTTAGATACTATTAAAAGCAGTTATATTATTCTCTACGATAAAATCTTTGTATTAGAATGCGAAGATCAAGAGGAATACATATGTACATACAACGTAGACTTTCATAATATCGGTGATTTTTTAGATAATACTATATTAGTACATAGAAAAAAGTATACTAATACGCTTTATACTATAAATGCTTTAAATGAACTCATAAAAGAGTTAAATGATGGGTATTTAGATAAAAGATTTATGGTAGACTGGGACGATTATAGAAACTCAGTACTGCTTACAAAAGATTATAAGTTACAAATACTAAAGACGAAGCTACATTCGATAGTTGAACTTTAGGATTTTATTTCTTATACTACATAAAACAAGTTATAAACCCAAAATTAGTTATATAGATGGATTTAAATGCTATTAAGGCTAAACTCTCTGCAATGGAGGAGAAGTCTAATAATAACAGAGAAAAGATAGACTACGAAAAAGTCTTCTGGAGACCCCCGATGGGTAAGAGCAAAATAAGAATCGTTCCTTCTGTGTTCGATCCTGCTATGCCTTTTAGTGAACTAAAGTTTCACTACAATGTAGGTAAATACCCGATGCTAGCTTTGTCAAACTTCGGTAAACAAGATCCTGTTGAAGAGTTTGTGGCAGAGTTGAAAAAAACTAACGACCGAGATAATTGGTCATTAGCTGGTAAGTTAACTCCACGTTCTCGTTTCTTTGCACCCGTCGTAGTACGTGGTGAAGAAGATATGGGTGTACGTATATGGGGTTTTAGTCAAACTATCTTTAAAGCTTTATTATCAATGGCTGAAGACGAAGATATTGGAGACTATACAGATCCGGTTAACGGTTTTGATATGAACGTAGAAGTACGTCAAGGTAATCCATATAATGAGACCTCTGTTCGTATAGTTCCTAAAATGACACCGTTATCTGATAATAACGACTTAGTAGAATCTTGGTTAAAGACTCAACCTAATCCTTCTGAAGTTTATACTCAGTACGATTATAATTTTATCAAGAAGCAGTTGTTAGAATACATCGATCCTGGATCAACAGCTGAGGCAGAGACAGAAACAGCTCCTGCGGAAACAGCACCAGCTAATTCAACGTTTACATTAGAAACCGCATCAGAAGGTAAAAAGTCTGCTGTAGATAAGTACGACGATTTATTTGATGATTTAGACGATTAATATGGCTAAAAAAAGTACAGCAAAAAAAGCTAAGCAAGCTGTACAGAGTAATTTTAGTCTAGGAAAGTTTAAAGATAAGAAAGGACTGTCTTCTGCTTCTGTAAAATTTAAGGAGCAAGGATGGATACCACTCTCGAAAGCTTTTCAAGACATTACATCTGTACCCGGTATCCCAACCGGACATATAACATTACTTCGAGGACATTCCGATACGGGCAAAACTACTGCCTTGATTGAAGCTGCCGTAAATGCACAGAAGATGAATATACTTCCTGTGTTTATTATAACGGAGATGAAATGGTCCTGGGAACATGCTCGTGAAATGGGACTTGAATTCGACGAAGTTATAGATGAGAATACAGGAGAGATCGTTGATTATGACGGCTTCTTTATCTATTCCGATAGAGGTACATTAAATACTATAGAAGACGTAGCCGTCTTTATTAGTGACTTAATGAACGAGCAAGAGAAAGGTAACCTACCTTACGATCTTTGCTTCTTCTGGGATAGTATAGGCTCAGTACCCTGTGAACTATCTGTTAGATCTAATAAGAATAATAATGAATGGAATGCCGGTGCTATGTCAACGCAGTTCGGTAATAACCTAAATCAGAAAATACTCTTATCTAGAAAGGAAAGTTCTAAATATACCAACACTTTAGTAGCTATCAATAAGGTTTGGACTATGAAACCGGAATCTATGATGGGTTCTCCCAAGCTACAGAATAAAGGTGGTATGTCTATGTGGTATGACGCTACTATGGTAGTAACTTTTGGTAATATAACCAATCCTGGTACCAGTAAGATACGAGCAGTAAAAGCTGGTAAGCAGGTAGAGTTTGCCAAACGTACTAACGTTCAAGTAGAAAAGAATCATATCTCCGGAGTAACTACTAAAGGTAGAATTGTAATGACCCAGCATGGGTTTATACCTGACGAGAAAAGAGCAATTGATAAATATAAAGATCAATATAAAGAACACTGGTTAACTTTATTAGGTTCAGTAGATTTTGACCTAATAGAAGAAGGTGATCTTGAAGAAGATATGGATATTTAATGGGAGATATCCAAGACTTATTAGATAAATTAGAGAAAAAACCTCCAAGAAAGAGAAACGACCATGTGCTCATTGTTGACTCGATGAACACATTTATACGAAGCTTTTCAATGGTAAAAGCTATGAATCCAAAGGGCCATCATATCGGTGGCCTTATTGGTTTTATGAAGTCGTTAGGATTTCTTGTAAGGACAATCGAACCTACAAGAGTTATTTGTGTATTTGACGGTAAGGGCGGGTCTACTAACAGACGTAATATGGACCCAAACTATAAAGCCAATCGAGATAACATCAAAGTAACTCATTGGGGTATGTATGACTCTAGAGAAGAAGAGAGAGCTTCGATGGCAGCTCAAATGGGAAGACTATTTGACTACCTTGAATGCCTACCAGTTGATATTATTTCAATAGAAAAAGTAGAAGCAGATGATATTATCTCTTTCATAGCTCAAGGTCTTGCAGGTACAGGTAGAAAGGCAACTATTGTATCTTCTGATAAAGACTTCTTACAAATCGTTAAACCTGGTATAGAAGTTTACGCTCCTATAAAGAAACGTACGATTACACACGAGAATATATTAGAAGAGATAAGCGTTCATCCTACTAACTACTTACTTACTAAGGCGTTACTTGGAGATAACTCTGATAATTTAAGAGGAATAAAAGGTTTAGGTATAAAAACTCTCATAAAAGAATACCCAGAACTTACTACCTCTGAAAAAATAGAGTTAGATTTTATATACAATCGAGCAGAAGAAAAGTTAGAAACTAAAAAAATATTTGCTCGTATGGTACATGACTGGAATCTTGTAGAGACAAACTATACAATAATGAATTTAGAAGATACACAGTTGGATGAGAACGAAAAAACTCATATCATGGATGTAATGAAAGGCGAAACCCCAGGACTTAATACGGGTACCTTTCTATACTATTTAGATAAAGACGCAATTGAGGGAGGAATAACTAAAAACACTGAATCGTGGCTTGAAATATTTCGTCCTCTAACAATCTCACAATAAAAGTTATAAATGGCAGCATTAGAAAAATTAACACATTACGGTAAACCGTTTCAAATAAAGGTTCTCGGTTCTCTTTTGACCGATAGTAAGTTTGTACTAAATGTTCGGGATATGATTAGACCCGATTATTTTGATGCAGATTCACATAAATGGGTTATAGAGACTATTATAAAGTATTTTGATAAGTACCATACCAATATTACTATGGAGGTACTTAAAGTAGAGTTAAAGAAGATTGAAAACGAAGTACTTAAAGTTGCTGTAAAAGAAGAATTAAGACATTCTTACGAAGCATCTCAGGCTGATACTGAATACGTACAAGAAGAGTTTACTAATTTTTGTAAAAACCAAGAGTTAAAATCTGCTCTACTGGAGAGCGCTGATCTTATGAAGTCCGGAGACTTTGAAAGCATCAGAGGAAAGATTGAGCATGCCTTAAGAGCTGGCATGGATAAAGATATAGGACATGAATATAATAAAGATTTGGAAAATAGATA